GCTTTCGAAGGTAAAGGAGCCTACTGTTGCCGGTGCTGGCATCCAACGTGGTGTTGAGGATATTTTTGTTCCAAGATCAAGGGCGATTGAATCAGGATTATATAATAAACTTGATGAATACATACCAAAATTTAAGCCGGTAAAAGCAAAAAATACATATGCGGCGCTTGAGAAATTATCCAGACCCATCGAGGGTGCGCCTGCGTTATCGCGCAATCAGTTAATTAGCAACGAAGAAATAACTTTGCTTAAAAATGATCTTGAGTCTGATCTTTTGAATGCAGAGGGAGATATTCCATTTTCAGCATTGAAAGAATTAAGGTCAAGAATAGGCCAAAAAATGTCATCCGTAAATCTTGCCTCAAATGTACAACAAGCGACATACAAAAAAATTTATGGCGCAATTAGTGATGACCTAAGAGAAGCCGCCAAAGAATCTGGTGCTGATGCCCTTACCGCACTCAGCAGGGCCAATAAATACACAAAATCTTTTCACGAAAGAATGGACAAGCTTCAGGGATTCATAAATAAAAACGAACCTGAAAAAATCTATAGGGCTGCCTTTGAGGGAACAGAGCTTGGCGCGACAAGACTCAGGGCCGTTATGCAGAGCTTGCCAAAGCCAGAGCAAAAGGCAGTTGCGTCTGCATTCATATCAAAGATGGGCAAGGCTCTTCCGGGACAGCAGGACGAACTTGGAGATGTTTTCAGCACTGAAAGATTTTTGACCAACTGGAACAAGTTAAGCCCAGAGGCAAAACAGGTATTGTTTAACAGATTCGGGTCTGATTACAGGAAAAACCTGGATAAAATAGCAGAAACAGCGTCCATGATCCGAGAGGGGTCTAGGGTTCTGGCAAACCCAAGCGGAACTGCTGCCGCAGGAGTACAGCCAGCAACGCTTGCCGTATTGGCAACGGCTGTTGCGGCGGGGCAATACAAGCTTCTTACAGGTCTATTGACAGCTTCCGCCCTTTCCAGGGCATCGGCCAAGGCATTTACAAATCCCAAATATGTGAACTGGCTTGCGGAAAATTCAAACATCCCCACAAGCGCAATCCCCGGAGCAATCAGCACGCTTTCAAATATAGCTAAAGAAGACAACGATCAGGATCTTGCGGAAATTGCCGAACAGCTTAAAAGGCAGGAAATCTCAAAAAAGATAGGTAAATAATGGCCAGATTTGACATATCTGGATCTGTTGGGCGTGGATTTGGCCAAATTGAGGAAAAATCTCGTAATATGGCCATCCGCAAAGAGCTTGAGCCAATTTCAAAAGTGGAGGATATGGCGATGAAAAGACAGGAACCACTATACCAACAAGCAACTCCGGTATCACAAGAGATTGATCCCCTTCTGCCTGCCGCGCTCCAGACAGTAAGCATGGAGGCCAGAAGGGACAAGGCTGGCAACATCACGGTTTACAAACTTCCTTCCGGCGACATGGGCGGAACCTATGAGGTTGCCGGAATCAATGACAAATTCCACCCCGGTGAAGCCAGAAGACTTGCCAATTTGCCGCCGGAACAACGCGAAATTGAGGCCGCAAAATACATCAGGAAGTACACCGCCCCTATTGTTGACAGAATGCCACAGGAAATGCAGGCATTTGTTCAGGATATGGCCTTCAACCGTGGCGCTGGTGGTGCAACCAAATACATTCAGCAAGGTCTTAATAGCCTTGGCCAAAAGGTTTCCGTTGACGGAAGGCTTGGCCCACAGACCTTGCAGGCAATCGGCACGGTCCAGCCTGGTGCGCTAATGAAAGCTGCAAGCCAAGCCCAACTTCGGGACGAATACGCAATGGCGCGAAAAAATCCTGCAAGAAGGAAATTACTTCAAGGTCTTGAAAACAGAATTAACAATAGGCTTGGTCTTTTTGGATCTGTTTGATTATTTGAAAATTACTGAATCTGTAAGAACTGAAAACCCGCCAGTTCCCACATACACATTGCCGGATTTCGCGGTGAAGTTTTTGTCTGATATAAAAGAATTGCCAGTGCTTAATACAATATCTTTTTCATTGAAGTAGAAAGATCCCGCCTTCCTGCAAATGCCTTCATCTGTAAAAAATGTGTCTCCAGATCGAATAACAATCCCATCGCCAATAGCAACATTTGAGGTTTTCGCATAAATCCCAGGCTTATCGTAAACACCGCCCATGAAATCATCCATTTCATCCTCCCCCATCACCGGTGCCACCAGCACCGCCATCAGGAATAGTATTGCTTTCATGCGTAAAAAGTATAATGGGCAGGCGTGATGGTCAACACAAAAGTGAAACTTAATAACAGGCAGATCGGGGCTGTCGGTGTGGCCAGGGTGGCAGGTGCGCTGTTCAGAAACGGGTACAGCGTGCTTGTGCCGATGGAGGATTTTGGACACGGGTACGATATTGTAGCCGAGAAAGACGGAAAGTTTTTCAGGATTCAGGTCAAGACAACCGCCAAGGCCGAGGACCGAAAACTCCACTATCGCTTTATGACCTCTGGCGGCAGCAACCGAAAGACAACCTACACAAAAAACAGGGTAGATTACATCATTTGCTGGGCGATGGACGAAGACCTATTCTGGCTTCTTGAGCCATCCGACTGCAAGGCACCCACCAAGAAGTTCTACCCCAAGTCAGGATCATCATGGCGCATAATAAACGATCTCTGACACCCAAGCAGGCTTGGCGGATCTTCGAGGATGCGATTAGGAATGTTTACACAATGGATGAGGCCGCCGAATGGCTACGCAAGAACCCGCAGGTGGCAAAGAAGATGACCGGGGCCGGGTTGCTGGAGTGCTTTGACGAGGACATAAAAAAGTAGTTGACTAGGTTTTGACATCCCCGCTAGGGTCGGGCGATGGCAATCAACTCAAGGCGGAAGGGTGCGGTAGGGGAGAGGGAGTTTGCATCTTATCTGCGAGAGCAGGGCTGGCAGAAGGCTAGGCGCACGCAACAATACGCTGGCGATCCAGAGGGCGGTTCGGGGGATGTGGTTTGCGCTAATTTTCCTTTTCATTGCGAGGTCAAGCGTTGCCAACAAATCAAGCCTGAACAATGGATGGCGCAGGCCAAGTCTGATGCGCCCGAAGGCAAGATACCGGCTGTGTTTTTCAGACGCAACGGCGAGAAGAAGTGGCTGGCCATTGTCCAGGCAGACGACCTTTGCGAGATCGCACGCCACATTGCCCCGCCAAATTTCACCGTCGATGTGATTGCGACTGTACCCACCCACAACACCGTGGCGCAGGGTTTCGTACTACCTTCCACACCACTAAACCCAAACAAACCAAACTAGAAAGGACAGTAACAACATGGCACTAACCATCAGCGAAACATCCAAAAACACGGAACGCCAGTTGCCCGAAGCCGGAGCGACCGTGGGCGTTCTATTCAGCTTGGTCGATCTCGGCACCCAGGAAGTAACCTGGGACGGCGAGACAAAGAACACCCCCAAGCTGCGCTTGGCCTTTGAATTGCCGGAGCAGACCATCGAAGGCGAGGTGACGGAGAACGGCAAGACGACCAAGGTGACGAAGCCGATGGTTGTTTCCATCGAACTCACCCGCAGCCTTGGCGAGCGTGCGACCTTGCGGAAGCACCTTGAGACTTGGCGCGGTCAGGCGTTCACCAGCAAGGAGCTTGCCAGCTTCAGCCTCAAGAACCTCTTGGGCAAGGCTTGCTTGCTCACCTTGGTTCACAAGACCAGCCAAGCAGGACGCAACTACTGCGCGATCCAAGGCATCGCCAAGCTGCCCAAGTCGATGAAGGCTCCTGCCAAGACCGAGAACGGCCATGTGTTCTACGAGATTGAGCAGGGCGAAGGTGGCCAGTTCGGCGAATTGCCGGAATGGTTACAGGAGAAGATCCGGGCAAGCCGGGAGTTCCGTGGTGCGTCTTCGGCACCGCAGGGCAAGGCTGCCGACAACACCGACGCGGACGGCAACCAAATCCCGTTCTAATCCAGTGGCTCTTACTCTCACGCAGAAAGAGCCTAGCCAATCCCGTCTGGTCCAAACGGACCAGGCGGGACATTGGTATACACAGGAAGGCGAGTCCGCCCACGTTGTCATTGGAAAGAACGGCAACGAGCGTAACACCACGGTTACGGACGCACGCAAGATGGGGTTGCTCCCATCGGTCACGAGCGTTTTGGGCATTATGGACAAGCCGCAACTCACGGCATGGAAGATCGAGCAGGCCATCATGTCCTCGCTCACACTTCCGAAGGAGGACGGTGAAACACTCGAAGAGTACGCAAAGCGGGTCGTCAAAGACTCAAAGCAATCCACAACCAAGGCGGCGGAACACGGCACGAAAATGCACGAACAAATGGAGCATATCCTACTTGGACGTGATTGTTCCAAAGACCCGGAACTCCAGCCGTATATCAAGACGTTTAGAGAGTGGGCTGAAGACAATATCGAAAGAACCCATTGGTGCGAAAAGGCACTGGTTGGTGCTGGTTACGCTGGACGATGCGATGCCTACGTCCGATTGAAGGGGATCGGTGACGCGATCATCGACCTAAAGAACCGCAAGGTAAACCCGAAGTACGACCCGTTCTACGATAGCGACTGCGCCCAACTCTGGGCTTACCGCATCGCCTCGGAGAACCCCAGGGCTGCGTGCGTGTCGGTGGTCCTAGCTGCCAACGATCCAGAAACACTGGTGATCCATCAGTGGAGCGAGGAGGAACTGCACGAGGCCGGTATCGCATTCAACGCCATGCTCAAGGTCTGGGCGTGGAGCAAGAAATACACACCACCGGGGATGAAACTATGACACCTCCGACCATCGAGGAACTTGGCAAAGCCGCCGAGGATATTGTCTGGCGGGTGATGGGCAAAGGCTCGGACAAATCCGCCTATGGCGAATGGTTTCATGTTGACAAGCCGGTGCATGATTACCATATAGGTCGTGCTATGCGTCACTTGTCCACGGCCATGTTGCAGTTGCAGAAGTCAACGCCTTGCCCGGACAATCAGGGTGAAACGGCAACGGACCATCTCGAAAGAGCCGTGGTCCGTGCGTTGTTCGCCTGGGCGCAGGTAAAGAAGGAACTACCACGACTATGAAGAAAATAGAGGACATCAAGGTAACATTCATTTGGGGTGGCCGCGAGGTCACGGCATGGGGCGACTGCAACTATAAAACACACCGAGTTGACATCGGGCCGCAGGGCTACCGCGAACACGTCATGGCGGACGTGCCTTACGATATGTCAATCTCTCGCATCACGGTTTGCCACGGTGACGCAGACATCGCCAACCCCGAGCCGGAACTGCTGGAATTTGCCGAGCAACTGCTAATGGAGGAAGCCGACGAACAGCTTTGCGAGGTGGCATGAAGAAAGTTGTAGTCACGCAGGCATTCGGCGATGACTGGCAGGAGGTCTTGAAGTTGACCCGCCCGCGCATGGAGGAGTATTGCCGCAGGCACGAGCAGGATTTTGTGTCCATCGAGAAGCCGCTGGCGCACCCGGTGCAGTACAGCAAGCTTATCATCCCGCACCTGATGACGACCAAGGGATACGATGTCGTAACCTTCCTTGACGCTGATGTGTTGGTAGCGCTGGACTGCCCTGACATCTCCAAGGATGTAGAGAAGTTCTGCGCTTTCGACGAGGGATCATATCTGGACCGCAAGCCGGGGATGACCGCATTGGCCAAGGCTTTCGGATACAAGATCGAGCCACGCTTCTACGTCAACACCGGGGTCTTCGTGGTCACAAACAAGGTGCCTGGGATATTCGCCCAGCCGCCCATCGGCTTGTTTCCGAACCACTTTGCCGAGCAGACCTGGATGAACATCATGGCCCACCTGTGCGACCTGGACCTTCAGGAGCTTGACCCGTCCTTCAACTGCATGACCAGCGTGGAAGAACACTTTGGCCTGAACCGATACATGGATGCCCAGATGATACACTACGCCGGACAGTCCAACGACATGGCCAAGCTTCGCGGCCAGATTGAGGCTGACATCAAGAAGCTTGAGGAGGAGATCCGATGACTCCGGTAAAGGTAATCCCCCACGGAGACAAGTGGCGGGTGGTGACGGAGTCGATGGAGAATCCGGTTGGTCCGCGCCTGTGGGGAGCCGAGCCGCCCAACGGTTTGCCGCCAGCCGACGATGTGTTTGACGACAAGCAGAACGCCCTGGATGCCGCACGGCTGTGGAACGCCTATTCGGCTTGGACGGACAGCCATTCTGGAAGGAAAAAAAAGTGGTCAAAGCAGAAGCGAACCGCCTGAGTCACGAGGAGCGGATGCAGCTTCTCGCCAGCGAGATTGCCATCCGGGCGATCTACGACCTGCGCCTGCTCCAGCGCCGCAAGGTGTTGGTCGGGGACGAACTGACACCGCCCGAACAGCGCCCGCGCCTTACGGACTGTTGTTGTTACCGCGAGGAGGAGAACATCCATAATCTGCTTGACGATTTCAAGAACGGCACCGTACTCTTCTGGTGCAGGATGGGTGGTGCCAACATCGACCAGACCGACCTGAACAGGATGCTGAAAAGGAGGAAACATGATGATGGAATACCTGAAATTCTTCAGTGAGGTGAGCGCACACATGATCCTGTTCGCCCTGCTTGCGGGCGCGGGGCTGATGCTGCTGGCGTTTGCCTTCAGCTTCATCATGTGGCTGATCGACAAATCAAGAGAGGAGAAATCACAATGGCGGAACTGGGACATATAAAGATTACCGGAGAGCGCAAGGTCCAGATGGTCGAGCTTGACTTCGACATGGACGAGGCAACCATTGACAAGCTTGCGTATGTTGGTTTCAATCTCATCAAATATGACAGGGACGAATTGGCTTCCTTCGCCTTTAAAAAGGCGTTGGAGGCATTCGCAAAAGGAGACAAAGAATGCACACTACAAATCAAGAAAAGCCGTTCAAGCAAAAGATCCTCACGGCGGTCACGGTCCCGCAAGTCC